ATACTGCAATTCCTGACCTCGATATCAACTGGAATTTACTCAAATTGGATCAGCAATGCGATCATAACAGCCTTCGTGCTGATTCTGGCACGAAGGAGTGATAGCCGTGACGACAGCGATCACTAAGTTCATTGTCGATTCTACTCCATACATTGCAACCATCGTTTCAACGCTTGTAGCTTATCTGACCTACCATGAGGGTAAACGTAAGAACAAACATGATGAGTCTATGGATCTGCTGGACAGGGTGAATAAAGACAACGATAGGCTCCGAGAAGAAAATGAAGAGCTGAAAAATAAAAACATGCAGTTAACAAGAGAATTGGAGGAACTAAGACATGCAAAATGAACTACTTCAGGTACTAGCAATTGCGGTTGTCATCGCACCGATCACTACTGGTTTCACCGAGATCTTCAAACGATATACACCCGCAGAAGGCAAATTGCTGCCCGTTCTATCAATTGGAACTGGTATTTTGCTGGCCTGTGTTTGGGCGATGGCTTTCGGCCATCTTTCCTTAATCGGTGCTTACGCGCTGGCAGGAATGTTGTCGGGGCTTGCATCTGTTGGCGTTTATCAAATTGTTAAGCCTAACGCGGAGGTGAAATAATATGAGTTACACTATCAACAAGGAGTTTGCTTTGGGTGCAAATGAAGGCTCATCGCAAGTAGCTAATCGGCTTTACATTATTCTACATGATGTAGGCGCTGAATCTGGCGCGCGTGCAAATGCCGCTTACTTCAAAAACAATATTGCTGCTGAAGTTGCGTATACAGCATTTGTTGTAGGCGATGGCGGTCAGGTTTATCAAGTTGGTGAGCCTGGTTATGTTCAGTGGGGCGCTGGGACAGTGGCAAATGCTAACAGCCCAGTCCAAATTGAATTGGGCCACACTAGTGATCCCGAAACTTTCAAGAAGGATTATGCCGTTTATATTGAGCTTGCACGTGATATGGCTGCTCAATATGGCATTCCGACTAGTTTGGACGCTGGCGGTGCTGGAACGCCTGGCATCAAGTCTCATTTGTGGGTAACGCAGCATATTTGGGGTGATCACACTGATCCATATGGGTATCTAGCACGTTGGGGCATTACAAAGGAAAAGTTGGCGGCCGACCTTGCTAATGGGACAGCTACCGTAGATGCATCTACGATCGCACCAGCAGCAAAAAGCGTGCGTCCGCAAGCAACTGCACCTGTTAGTGTGAACGTTCGATACGGTTTGCATTTGCTCGGTGGCGGTTGGCTTGATGAAGTCACTAATTTTGGTTCTGGTGACAACGGGTTTGCGGGATTACCAAATCATCAGCATGATCTGCTATACATTACAGTTGATCATGGTAGCGTTAAGTATCGAGTTCATACAGTTAAAAGCGGGTGGCTACCTTGGGTAACCAAAGGTGATCGCAATGATACGGTCAACGGCTGTGCCGGCATTGCTGGTGAAGCGATTGATGGAGTCCAGATCATCTTTCTTACTCCTGCTGGTGAGCCATACCAGCAAGCCTATTACCGCAGTCAGACGACACAACGGGCTGGCTGGCTCGGCGTTGTATGTGATGATGGCACGAGTTTGCCACAGTACACAGACACATACGCCGGCATGTTTGGAGAACCGCTTGATCGTTTGCAAATCGGCATTAGTTCCGTCAGTCCATTTTGATGCTAACAGCCGTCTGATCTATCCGGGTGAAAGCCTGTATATCAGATAACAAAAATAGCCTCCTACCAGTAATGGCGGGGGGCTTATTTTTGTGCACTAAATTATTAGCCAGAGAGAAGAAGTATTAATTATTAGCGGGCAATGAAATGCCACGGCTTAACATAATGCTTTTAGACGCTTCATCACACGGTACCCAGCCTTCGTTGATGCGGTCTTGCAAGTAAAACTTGTTATACAAAAATGACACCACAATATTTGCAATGGCCGATATAATCCCAAAACTAAAAATGCCAACAATATCTAACACAAGCATAATCAATAGCCACTTCCAATCACCACGAAACAGTGGTGGTAAAAATCCCCAAAAGAAAACTGTCCAAGAAAAACCCGCCTTAACTTGTTTGACCTGATTGGTCTTCGGATTTTTGATATTAACCATAGTAATTCCTCCAATAAATTCAGCTTTTAACGTCGATCAGTATTTGGACGTAAGATTTTGCTGTGAACTGCTTCTTTGCTGATCACAATTAATATACTACCAGCAAATATAAAAAAAGCAACACCATTTAAAAATATTTTTCGCAAATAGAAAACTCACCTGTTGATTTTCATTAAAAGCGTGATACTATAGAAAATGTAGAAAGGAAGGAAAACAAATGAAAATTCAGGAAAAGGTACCAGTTTATTTGAAACATACGCTCCGCGACTTGCGAGCTCGTATTGGTTTACCGCAATCCGATGCGGCAAAAATGATGGGCGTAACGGGTCCCACTCTAAGGAAATGGGAAAAAGATTCATCCGGTTTGACAATGCAGCAAATTTGGAAGATCAGTAGAATCTACTCGATCCCCCAAGAGTATATCTTTTTTGGAAGCAATAAGGATTTCATCGAAAAGCTGAACGAGAAAAAGGAGGAAATTTAAATGAACGAATTAGTAATCATGCACAACAAGCAGGCCATGACGAGTAGTAACCGTGTGGCTGATGTGTTTGGCAAGGAACATCGTAATGTCTTAGCAACAATTGGGGGTATGCTTAAAAATCAGCAGACCCAGAACATGTTTACGAAAAGCACATACGTGAACGAGCAAAATGGTCAGAGCTATCCAATGTACTACATGAATCGTGACGGTTTCACATTGCTGGCTATGGGGTTCACCGGTAAGAAGGCACTTCAGTTCAAGATTAAGTACATCCAAGCATTCAATAGTATGGAGACACAGATCAAGACGGGATATGCCATCCCCGGTAGTTATGCTGAAGCATTGAAACTAGCAGCCAAGCAGGCTGAACAAATTGAAGATATGAAGCCTAAAGCGTTGTTTGCAGACGCAGTAACTACCAGTCATACAACTATCTTGGTCGGTGATCTTGCCAAGGTGCTCAAACAGAACGGTGTTGACATTGGTGCAAAACGGCTGTTCGCATGGCTACGTGACCAAGGATATCTGATCAAACGGATTGGTGCTGATTATAACTCGCCAACACAACGTGCGATGGAGTTAGGCCTGTTCGAGGTAAAGGAGACGGCAATCAGCCACTCGGACGGCCATGTAACAGTTCAGAAAACTCCAAAGGTAACTGGCAAAGGCCAGCAGTATTTCATCAACAAGTTTCTATAGACTAACGAAGCACAGACAGGCTGAAGTACAAAATCGGTACCTCAGGTAACAAAAAAGCCTCCTACCAGTAATGGCGGGAGGCTTTTTTGCACACTAAATCATCAGTCACGGCGAAGACATTGAATCAAAGTACAAAAGGGAGGAACGAATCGTTACCGCCTTCGGAACTCAAGCCATTAGAAGAAGACTAACGGGCTAGATTTAATCTAGGCCGTCAGGGAAAAGTACAAAAGGGAGTCGCGAATCACGACTCCCTTCGGAATTTGTGATTTGATTAGTAGCGCTGAAAATTCAGCTCTACTTTTTAACACAGTTACCAATTGTTCACAATATGAACGCCAAGAAACAGCTTCTGAATATTTTTTTGAAATAATAGTTGACACATGGTAACACAGATGATATTCTTTAGATGTTCCAAAAAGGAAACGAAAGGAGGCAATCAGATGATACTAAATTTAAGACGTCTTCGCGCTGAACGTATCGCAAAAGGAATGAACCAAGACGAAATGGCTAAAGCTATGGGATGGAATACCCGCGCTTCTTACGCTAAACGCGAGAACGGTATTACAACAATTAGTGCTAACGAATTAGTAAAAATGGCAAGCATTTTGGGATACGGCGCCAATCAACTGGATCTTTTTTTCACGGATAACGTTACCGATAGATAACGAAAAGAATGGCAGCAGATTCATAAGGGAGGATGGAGTTGATGTTACAAACGATATTGTATGTTTTGCTGACGCCCACCGCGCCGTTCTGGCGTTACCTGCTATTGGTAGCGGCTGGCGTCATGATCGGTGCCACGGCGGTGGGCGGATGGAAACAATGGATTGAATAGGAGGACGGCACATGCGAGATACAAAAGAGTATTGGCAAGACATTCACGATCAGGTCGAAAACGTGATCTATAAAGGCCATGCTGATCGCGGTTGGCTTTGGATGTTCGAACTTAGTCAACGGATGCTCAACAAATGCGCACAAAAAAATCCCATGGCGGCAACCACGGGACATGAAAAACAAAGCAAATTAATTTATAGGTCAAGTTTATCACGAAAAGGAGGTGCCCGCCATGCTTGAACCAGATTGGAACACGGCGGCATTGAATGAGTATCAAAATCGCCAGGCACGACAAGAGGAAGAGCCACCTATGGATTGGCAAGGCCATCCGCTGGTTGATGGCGAGACCTACCTTGAATACCACGACGAACTCGTCAACGAATATGACGTCATTGACTTCTTAATGAGTCTTGGCGCGACTGAATATGACTACTAGGAGGAACAGAAATGGCTAATGAAATTGTAGCAAGTGTCAACAACCGCATCACTGATATGCAGAAGAATGAATCAGAACGTACCATTGGTGATTTGATGAACGAACATAACAAATTGACGTTAGACATTATGCGCGGCAACCACACACCAATTGCAAAGATGTTGCTTTCCGAGAACGATAAGTTACGTGCACGACTAGCAAAACTAAGGGGATGACGGCATGATAGATTACAACACAGAGGCAATTAACGAGCACCAGCGGCATGAAGCTAACGATGATAAAGCAATCACCGATTGGGAAGCTTCTCACGGCGTTGCATTGCCACTAGGCATGGATATGGAGCAGGCGGAAGAATACTTGTCAAATGCTGATGACTGGGGTGTTGATATTAAGAAGCCTTGGTTCTATCAATCACGGTTCAATTCACCGCTTGATGGCGCGTTCAATCTCGGAAAAGAGATGGAATACTTGATCGGTCAGGTTGATGAGCACGGGATGGACTGGTTCTATCGCAAATGCTTGCGCGATTCATTCGACTTCAATTCAGATTCCGACATCTTGTTCACTCTATTTGGAGAAAATGATCCAATCGATGCGCTAGACTTTTTGAAGCAACGTGGTTTCAAGCAATGGCCGTCAAGCAACTGCTAAAGAGAAAGAGGAGGAAATATCATGATAGATCAATCATTAGACCAAAGCCCGACACCAGAGCTTAATAAAGCGATGTTTGAGGTTAGTCAGGCACTCAAACAGCC